ACCAAGACCCATTCGTAGGGGTGCTTATACCTTTGTGAATGCGTGGTTTAATAGAAATAGTGAAGGTATTAAGTCTCAAATTGTGGATGGTCAATTCAAATTCCACTACAAGACTGAACATCTTGGTAGAAATATATTCATTCTTAAACCCGATGATTTCATTACCGTGTCTAGTAAACTACATGGAACGTCTGCCATCTTTTCAAATCTTCTTTGTAAGAAGTCTTTCAATCCTCTAAGGAGTATTGTGAACAAATGTGGTGGTAGTATTCCCGATAAAGAGTATAAATTCGTATACTCAAGTCGTAGTGTATTGAAGAATCGTAAGGATGGTAAATTCACTGATGATGTATGGGGTATTATTGCTAAGGAATTAGAGGATAAAATTTCAGAAGGATACGCTTTATATGGAGAAATTGTTGGTTATACTCCCGGTGGAAAAACGATTCAATCGGGGTATGATTACGGTGTTGAGAGATTCAATTGTGAATTTAAAGTTTATAGAATGACCCACACTACATCTGATGGAATTTGTCGTGAATTGGAGTGGTATGAAATAGAAGAATTCTGCTACGGAAATGGATTACAATTAGTTCCTGTTTATTACAATGGACTAGCTAGGGATTTATTCGCAGATAATATTCCGATGGATAATGATTGGTCCGAAAACTTCTTATCCAAGATGAAGGAAAAATATCTTGATAAACCTTGCGAGTTCTGTAATACCGGAGTTATTAATGAGGGTGTTGTTCTTAGAATTGAAAGTAGTGATACTAAGATTGCTCTAAAATTCAAGAGTCCACAATTTCTAGTTAAAGAGTCTGCTGCTAGAGATAACAATGAAGAAGACATGGAGGAAGAAAGTTGATTACGAGAATTAAATATAGAGTTTGGGATCACGAATGTAAAGAGTTTGTAGATGATATGTGTATTCATACTGATGGAACTCTTTTATGTGATTGTGGTAAAACCGGATATGGTGGAGATTTCACAGTTCAACAATATACAGGGTTAAAAGATAAAAACGATAAAGAAATTTATGAAGGAGATATTCTAATTGAAAACATGATGGGGAATAATCAAATAGGAATTTGTAAAACTGTATTAGGAGGATGGAAAATCTTTTGTCATCCAGATTCTTGTATTTGTTGGCATGGGAATACTGCCGAAATTATTGGTAATATCTTTGAAAATCCCGAATTAATTAAAACCGAAGTATAATAACATTATGAAAAAAGTTTGGAATCAGATATTAGAGGAAAACGTGAAGAATGATTATTTTGGAACGACTCACATAATTCCAAATGGCGATTCTGTATTATTTATGTATAAGTTTAGTGATAATACAGGGGCTATGATGTATAGCTCTTATGAATGTTCTGGAACAGAAGAAATTCATAGTATGTATCTCGAAGAAGGAACATTGGAAGAGTTATATCGAATTTTGAAAAAATATTATGACTGAAACATATCAATTAATCATGGATGAAAAGGCACTTCGAGAATATATAGAGTGGTTGCCCGATTGTCAAGAAAATGAACAGTTTTATTGCTGTCTCTTCATGAGAAAGAAATACTGTCCAACGGTCCCGTGGATAAAAAGTGACAAGGGACAATTGCGTAGATTTACATCTACCAAAGAAAGGCTTTATGATAAAATAGCTCAATTGGAATGTAAGGTGGGAGCGTTCACGTTCGACGGTAAAGTGGTTCCACAAGAATCCTTAGCATTTTACCTTTCCCCCAATCCAAGAGACTTGTGGAAGGCTACAGTGCGTAGTATAGGGCAATTAGCCAAGGTTCTTGAATGTAATGGTAAGAATTCCAATCCACATCAAGAAGTAATGTCCGAAATACAAAAGAGTATAGGAACTAGAAAATACATATCTTTTGATATAGATGATAAGACCATAGATATACAAAGCATAATAGATATGGTTGATGGTTATTGTGATATAGTAGAAACCCGTGGGGGTTATCATCTATTTGTTCATAAGGATAAGGTTGATAAAATAACCAATCAAAAGACATGGTATCAATCCATAGCCAAGTTTTCTGACGTTTCTGGTGATATGATGAGTCCTCCTTGTGGAGTTTATCAAGGTGGATGGAGTCCAAAATTCGTATATAGATACAAAGAATGAAACCGTTTAAAGTTGGAGATAAAGTAGAGATTCTTGTGAGGATTCGTCCTTTACAGGATAGTGAAACAAGTCCATTCAAAAGACAGTTTGGAACTATTACTAATATTAATGGTGCTTATATCTTAGTAAGACCAAAATGGAGAAGATGGGAAACCGAGTGTTACCCAAACGAATTAAAATTAATTGACATTGATTAAAACCGAAAAATAATAACAATATGTGTGATAAAATTATAAAAAGAAATATTCCGAAAAAGGAAATCCCGAAGTATGTTTACAAGGTGGTTCAAAAAGTAGGAAATGGTAAGTATGTTACACCTGTGATGGGGGAACCTCTACAAAAGGGAACTTGGAAAAAGGCTAAAAAACACGATCAGCCCGCCTATTGCGGTGACTCATTGGTTAGTCACCTAATCACTAAATTTAAAAAGTTTGGGTGGACTAATTCTTCCAGTTGGGATAAAGATCATGTAGGTAGATGGGGAACGTTTCTAAGTGTTAGAGACGCGATTGATGTCGATTTAATTAATAATTTTGTAGATGATGGTGGTTATAGGTTTCCAACATTTGTGGTCAAATGTGAAATTAAGGGAGATGTGCATATGTCAAGATTTGATGGACTTCCAACATTTCTATCTACCCATATTAGGGTAGTTGAAGAAGTTGGTGAAAGATATAATTGACATTGATTAAAACCGAACTATAATACCCCCTATATGAAAACTAAACTAGTCAGCTTAATTACAGGGCTTGCCCTAATTGGAATATCGAATGCGTCTGTTCTTTTGAATTATTCGTATGATTCGGGTGCTATTGTCGCTCTTGTCAATGAGTATAATGGAGTATATCAATACCATTATACATTCAATAAACAAGAGTTCACACATAGCACTCAAGATTTGAGTCATTTTGAATTTGCAGTTTGTAGTAATTTTACTATTTCCAATATCCAAACAAATGGAATTACCATTGGATCGGTTGACCAAACCCCAACATCATTTAAATTTGATGATATTTCCGATGAACAACCAAATACTTTTTGGGCATCATTTGAATCACCGAATAGTCCTAAGTTTGGAAATATCACCATAAAATATGGTCAAAATATTGAAACCATTTCAACAATTACCCCATCATGTAATGTGATTCCAGAACCCGGATCAATTCTACTTGGTGGTATCGGTATACTCCTTTTACTAAACCGTAGAAACCGCAATGTTTGAAATTCTAATAGCATTATATCTATTTCTTAATAGAGCGGAAGATATACCTAAAGCTAAAATTGTAGCGGAAGCATATTCTTCTAAATCGGGATACTCTGATAAAGATGGATTGTATTCATCTAAAGAAATAATTGAAATCCCTGACGTATTACAACCATTGAATAAATTATATTTTCCAGTGGTTCCCCCAATCCCTCCCATTAATCCACCGTATATAACTGATGTAAATCCAAAAAGAAATGATTGAAACCGTAGTAAAAACAAGATCAGAAGTAGATGCTAAAGGTGTTGATTTGAATTTTAATTTTCTTGCAATCAAAGTAAAATCAGGTAAAGTGATTTCCAAGCAATGGTTCATTGATTATGTTGGTGCATCATTATGGTGTTTGGAAAATTGTATATGAATACTAAACAAGTCATTGTGTATAAATATATGTATGATCGTTTATTTATGCACTAATTTAATCAATGGGAAACAATATGTTGGGATTACTTCCATTTCTCTAGGAAAAAGAAAATCAAATCATAAATCGTTAGCATTGCGATGTGGATCGCAGACAAAATTTCATAGGGCATTAAGAAAATATAGTATCGAAAATTTTAAATGGGAAGTATTAGATGAGTGTTCAGAATCTATTGATATTTTAATTGAAAAAGAAATTAAGTATATATCCAAATTTGATACTTATAAAAACGGTTATAATATGACAATAGGTGGAGATGGGGCAGTTGGGTCGATACATACTGAAGAATGGAAACAACAACAAAGTAAAAGAGTTAAAAAATTTCATAAAGAAAATAAAGAACATCAGAAATGGTTAAGAATGTCTTTAGATGAAAAATATGGGAAGGATTCTGCTGCCATAAGGAATAAGATGTCAATTACAAGAAAGGGAAAATTAATTAATGGTAAAAGGATAGATCTTACTGAAAATGGACGCATTTCTTTATCATTGTCTAAACTAAAGGAGGGAAATCCAAATTATGTTAAGATTGACGATGATACACAAAAAATTATAATTTTTTTATATAAAAAATATGGTAAAATAGTTCCAGAAATTTTAAATGAATCTGGATATAGTAAACATGTAATTAAAAGATTTTTAAAGGATATTAAAATATATGCAGGAAGAAAAAAATACAAAAATGGTGATAGTAATGCGAAAATTTAAAGGTCTTAGAACGGGAAAATATGCTTCTCAAGCGTGTCATGCGTCTATGGCGTTTTTAACTAAAGATATATTTAGACGATATATGGGGACTATGGGTTCCCCGTTTAATCATTCGGAATTTATTAACAACGACTATGATGAGGATGTTAAAGATGTAATCCAACATTGGTTAGAAAACTCGTTTCGTAAAATATGTGTTTACGTTGATTCTGAACTGGAATTAGAAGATTTACATAAACGCGCACTTGACAAAGGAATGATTTCCCATATGGTTGAGGATAACGGTGCAACAGAATTCAATGGTGTTAAAACCAAAACTTGTATTGCTATCGGTCCAGCGGAAGATTCTAAATTTTTTGGGTTGACTGACCATTTACCACTATTATAATTATGGGAGAAATATTTGATAAATTTAAGATATTACACGGTTTACCCGAAGTAGGTCAAAAGATCACATTTATAAAACCTACAATGTCATGGTTTATAAATGTTAGAGAAGATTCCGAGAAACTTATCCCCGGTCAGGAATATACTGTTAGGAAAACCGAATTAAACTCTTCATCTACTTATGTATGGTTGGAGGAATACCCAAACACTTTTGATGATGGTAGGGATCAACCATTTTTTAATATGACAAGTTTTGAATGGGTTAAGCCCGACTTGAATCTAAATGATTTAATTGGAATGTCTATTCTGGATATATACCGATTAACATATTCTTATAAGTATGGTATTGAATTCGATAGTAAGGTGTGGTGTGATGGCGACCCAATGTTGGTGATCGAATATGACACCATAACAAACGGGTCCAAAACTTCGGATATTATAACCAAAGCATATTTTAAACAATGAGATTTTTTTTAGTACGTCACGGAATATCAGAAGGAAATATTGATAAATCGAAATATTTCGAGAAACACGATTCTGAAATTGAACTTTCCCCAAAGGGAAGAGGGGATGCTTTGAATGCTGGACTTAAAATAATTTCAATTTTAAAAGGATTTCAAAAAAATAAAGATTATCCGTCTGATGACCCAACGTATTTCAATCTAGTTCATTCCACTTATAAGAGAGCATTCCAAACTGCTGATATTATAGCTAATTGTAGTATGGATTATGCGAACTATAAGGTTCAAAATATAACGCCTAGTCCTTTATGTATTGAAAGGGAATGGGGATCTTTGAGGGATATTGTATCCTCTCGTTTGAAAACGGAAGAACACTTTAATTTCTATTATAGACCAGTTAATGGTGAATCGTTTTGTGATGTATATAAAAGAGCGGCAACGTTTCACCAATGGTTACTGAATACTTCCACATATGAAAACAATATTGTTGTGGCACATGGCGAATTTAATAAAGTGTATCTAATGCATCTTCTGAATTGGGATGTTGAAGAATTTGAAAAATGGAAGAATCAAAAAAACGGAGAAGTATGGTTGGTTGAAAATGGAAAACTATCATCTATCACCCCATTAACTCCAAGTCCATATAGAAAGAGTAAATCATGACATATACAGAAATTATATTTATAATACTATTGGTAATATTACCAATTTTGATTGCTATATCAACCAACTCTGTGGAAGTATTTTTAAGTGCTGTTATAACCATATTATGTATTGGTGGATTAATATATATAATATCTTCTCTAAATAATGATTTTAAAATAACAAGTAAATTCGAAATTCATCCAACTTATATCAAGTTGGATGATGAAAAATTGAATGTTATAACCGATGAATATAAACATTTTAAATTTACCGAGTATGCCGACATACTAAAGTATAAAAATGGTTGTAAATTTTATAAGGTATATTCTTACAAACAATGTGTTGGTTTTGATGAAGAAAAAATGGAACTAATAATCGAATGAAATTTTACGCAGGTATTGGATCACGATCAGTTCCCGATAAAGTGGGAAAGGAAATGAAGATTATAGCATCATCTTTAAATGATATGGGTTATATCTTAAGATCTGGTAATGCCGAGGGTAGCGACCAATGGTTTGCTAAGGGCGTGAATGATGAAAAGGCCCAAATATGGTTGCCTTGGAAAGAGTTCAATATAGGCTTTCAAAGGATGCATCCACAACATGATTATAAGCTAGTTAATAGAAACGATAGAGAGGCTATAGAGTCTGTTAACATATTTCATCCTAATGGTAGTAAGTTGAATTCTGTTTCCAAAAGCTTTATGGTGAGAAATTATAGACAATGGAAAGGTTTAAATGAACCGGACAGTGAGTTTGTCATATGTTGGACTGACGGGGGTGGGATTACTGGAGGGACTGGTCAATGCATAAGGATAGGAAGACATTACAATTCGCCAGTATATAATTTATACGATTTAACATCCGAACAAATATTAAAAGAAATAGAAAAACTTAACTTATTACAATAAAATTATGGGAGCATGTAGAGAATCAACACCGATGGAAAGAGCATTAAATAGATTTATTTCACAATTAAGATCTGTTGATAAAATTCTTTGGAGTTATAGTGGTGATAATATCGAAAAGGTAGAATACCCTTTGAGTAAATTTTTATGGATTGAAGAAGAACTAGAGGAAGCCCATAGATTATGGATGGTAATCATGGAAGAAAAACTCAATGAGCGTGATAAAGTGGTTAAATTAAATAATAAAAAATACCCACCATTAAATGATAATAATATAGTGAAACCCTTTATGGGAGATTCAAAAGATAGATTGGATGAAAATGGTAAGAAATTTTATGGGAGTATGGATGTAATTCCAAAGAATTAATTAAAACCGAATTACACTTCCCTTATGATTTCAGCAAAAGGGACAATTTCACTAGAACCACATAAGGGACGTATTGTTCTTGATGT